GGATATAACCTTGTAATCATATGTGATACTCTTTCAAGGTTCACCGTAGGCCCATCAGGATGTCCTAACTCTCCAAAAGCACGTTTCTGATTAACATATTCCTTATTATATCTACCAACTTCTTTTTCTAAAATAGAATGAGGATACATTCGATTGTTACGATTCTTTATATCAGATTGCATAAACACGCCCCTGATATTATAATTTTTAGAACCATCAGCAGATGCTTCCGTAACATATTCCACACTTTCAACGTGTTCGGATATTAGTTTCATTTTTCTTCCTCAGTCTCCTCAGGATTTCCTGTAATTCCCGTATCAATAGGTTCATGTGTAACTTCGGCACTCATATCTGCAAATGCAGTACTAGCTAATCGCACTTTAGCATCATCTAAACTAGCTTGAATTTTTGCCGTCATTGCATCATTAAAATCACCAGAAGCTTTGGCTAAATCGCCTTGTGTTAATGCGTCTACCATGCCCTCTATACTTCCTTTGCTCATAATTTTTCCCTTTTATCTATTTATGTAAAATTAGATCCTGAATCATTTTCATCTTCATCTTCATCTTCAAAATCTGCGGGGTCTTGACCAAACTGTCCAACTGGTTCACCAAACCCACCTTCAGGTCCACCTAAATCTGTTCCAGCATCTGTCGCAATAGTACCATCTGCTTTTTCAGATTTAATTTGTTTATCTATTTGTGCTACATCTTCATCAGTTTGTTTCAGAACATTCTTCCTGACCCATTCAACTGAAAAATAGGTACCAATATATTCTGTAATAACATTAAGTTGATCAACACGTTCCTTTAACAACTCAGCGTCCTTTAATTCATAAAAATGGTTATCATCATTAAAATCATAAATGATAAACTCTCTGACTTTATCCCAATCTTCTGGCGTAATAATGCCTTTCAGAATCAATTGTGTTTTTAATACATCTTGGAATAAACCACAGAACCTCTTTCGTGTTTTTTGAATGAATTTACTAAACTTAATTTCATCTCTAGTAATTTCAGCAGACCGGCCCATATTAAAGCCTGTATCTGAAATTAATCGTGATGACGGAATGTTTAATGAGCGATATAACTTCTCTCTAAAGTAATTGATATCTTCTATTTCACCTAAATTTTGACCACCGCCAAGTGTTGTAATTTCTGTACCTCTACCACCTTCTCTACGTGGCAACCAGAAATCCTCCAACATCGACATTTGATTACGGTCATCTTTAATCTCACCTGAAGAAGCATCATACACTACCTTATTACGATAGCGATTCATAATATCTTTAAGATAAGCTTCTGCCTTAGGCTTAGGGAGATTACCTACATCAATATAAAAGATTCTACGTTCTGGAGCTCGACTGATTCTGTAAATAACCAGAGAGTCTTCCATCATACGGAGTTGGTTTGTAGGTTTAATTGCCTTATGTAGATGGCCATAAACCTGTTTTGTTGTGGGGTTAAATATACCAGAAGTACAATATGTAATAGCGTCCGGAGAAATCTGAATTCCCTGTGAGTTAACACCTCCTTTAAGATTTCCAGGTATACCTTGAAAAGCAGGATAAACTCCAGCTTCATTATAGATATAAAATTCTTGAACTTTTTTAACTAAATCAACACCTTCTTTAGAAACTCCGTCCCTTCCTTTCCCTTTCTCTACTACACGAACCTTCTTGATAAATTTAGGATCAATATAACGAATTTCTGTAATACCTTTCCGTGGAGAGGTATCTTCAATCATTTTATGATAGAAAACTCTTCCGTCGATATACCATCTTCGGAATATATTGTGTCCATTATTTTTCCAGTCCAACAAACGTAGAATTTCGTTAAACTCCTCTATAAGCTTTTTCTTAATTGCGGTTGATAATTTAGTATTATCTAAATTCAACTTAACAGAAACATCTGTTTCGTCCGCAGTTATAGCTTCATTGACTATATCATCAATTGCTTGATCACATTCGGGAGCTTCAGCAGTTACACGATATTTTTTAATTAAATCCCAATCGTTCTTTGCTGCCTTATCTATGTTTATGTATTGGCTGAAAAAACCAGCACCGCCAGAAATATCTAGGGTGCCTTCTTCGTCGGAAGGGGCGACAAAGGACTTAGCCTTCGTCGCCTCTTTCTTCCGTTTTATTTCGTATCCAAAAAAATCTGCCATAATAATATTTATACAGCTTCAGCTAGTGATTTTTTATTTTACTGTGTAATAACTTATTAGGTGCTACCAATACCTGTACCGCCCGGTCCTGTAGTCATATAATTAAATCGGAACGTTACTCCGTATTCCTCCACAGTATCATTTGAATCGAAAGCGAGCTCAATAGCATCAACTGTAGTGGGCCACAAATTGTAAAGCTTTGCGGTCCATACTACTGCGCCTTCACGATTCATTTGCCTTACATCTGCTGTGCCATAATAACCAGCACCCATAGCAGTAGTAGAAGATCCAACGTCAGCAATAGCATGACTCCAACGTTCTAAACCAGAACGAACAGACCAACCAGCATCATTGAGTATGGTTACTGTCCAAGCATCATATGTGCGATCACCAGCAAGAAAAATCTGACGACCACGATATGGTACAGTTACTTCACCAATCGTCATCGCAGGCATTTGAGCCGCTTTACACAAGAATGAAAATGGTTCTGGAGATACACCTAGACCAGAAACAGACACTTCAAACTGATTAGGACGAGCACCACCACCAGCGAGTCTATTTACAAACGCATTTAAATTAGCCATTTGTCATATCCTCCTAAACTCGACCAACAACTTCATCGAAATCAACACCTGTTCGGGTTGCGATGAATGTTAGTGTTACAAAGTTGATTGAACGTGCAGGTTTAATATAAATGTCAGCCCGGAATTCATTGTTATCAATTACCTGTGGGGTATTGTTTGTTGAATCACAAACAGTTAGAAAATCAAAAATACCACGGCGTGCCTGTATATCTCTTAGATAGGGGTCTACCATAGCTCTGAAATTATCCCGTGTAAACTGATCATTGAACTCAAAGAGTACTGTACGAGCAGCAATCTTACAAGCTTCTTCTACCGTTAAGAATAACCTACGAACGTTAATGCGACTAAAGGCACTATTTTTAGATAGTCCAGTTTTATCGCCGAACAGGAGAGTACCTTCACCGGGGAACGTAACAACAGGGTTGATACGAGCACGATAAAGTCTATCACGTTCTGTTTGAGTTGGATTGAAAGCAAGAGCAATCGAACCGCGGATTTGACCACGTGTTAGTCCTGCAGGTGACCACCATGGATCTTCAACCGCATCAGTGTGAGCACACAGTCCGGCAATATGGCCGCAAAGAGGCACCCAACGATAAACGTCATTATACTTATCAAACTGCTTCGTATAACCACTATCGAATACCGTATAGGATGAACTTGACAGAGCATCAAAATATCCTTTGACGTTCTGTGATTGTGTATAAGTTTTAGCGATATTAACAACATCACTCCGATCAGGAGAGATGAAACCAACACAGTCCTTACGTTTCTCAACGAGGTCTGTAATGTAAACGCCTTGTGTTATTGCACCGGTATTACCTACTGAAGCAGGACCAGCAATTACTAAATTAACATCTTCTGTATCAGCATCTTCAAACATCTTATAAGCGATTTGGCGATTTCCTTCAGTAGGAGTAGTTGTATCACCAGCACCACTTACACCTTCAGTTCGCTCAAAATCATTTGTTGCATCATCAAATGTTACACCTGAAGCAGGCTGACCCCAGTTTGAACCGCCGGCGGGGTGATCCAGCCAGTAAATATATTCAGACTGATCAGCTAAAACATTCAGATAATAATTTTTTGAACCATCGTCTGTTAGTGCATCAGAAGCTTTTGATACCGATTCCCATTTCTCTAATATTTCTCCAGGTACACCAGAAATCTTACCATCTTTATCAATAATGATAATGTGCATTTCATCTTTTGAACCAGAACGATCAGATACATATGTTGATGTTTCAGGTTTGGTAGAGAACTGATCAGCATATTCCCATCTCCGATCAATGTCTGTATCATCAGCTATAGCGCCAGATAATCCTGTAGCACCGCTAGCTGGATATCGTTTAATTGTTATATCATTGGTAACTTTACTAACTACCTGATAATGTTGTCCATTAGCTTCCTGCAAATAGATAATATCATTATCATTTAATTTTGTTCCATCATCTACTGTAATTACAGTATCGCCTGCAGCAGCTGATGCATCATTAATCTTTACAACTGCAGCTTCTTCAAAACCTTCTGCATCGTTGCAAAATGCCACTCTTAGGCTATTACCCCAAGAGCCAGCTGTTCTGGCTGCCCACATACCGTTTCCGATAGGTGCTGACC